TTGAGCAGGGTTACCTTCATTTGTATACCCAGAACGTGCTATTTCCCATTTCTTTACTACACGATTTTCTTTTGGTATCATGTGTGGCAGTTCTAAATCTTCAAACAAAATGTTTACAAATTCATCATTGCTTAACGCAAAAGAAAAATCATCTTCTCCTTCACCATCAGGAGAACCTTCGTGTCCGACTCCACCACCACCGCCTTTTGGTTTTTCAAGTAGATCACCTTCAGTATATTCTTCATTTCCTGGAAGTACAATATCACGTGAACCACTCTGAGGATCATGTCCAAACTGTGGTTCATTTATACCTTTACGTTGTATCGTAACGCCATGTTCATCGCCTGATCCTGATATTTTTCTTTTACCAAGACTATCGTATACACTTTTGCGTATTTGTTCTTTGTTTCTTTTCAGAAACTTTTGACGATTGTTTGAACTTTTACCGCCTGGATTTTTGCGTCTATCAATAATAGTATTGTTAGGCATGTTATCGTCCTCTAGTTAGACTTCTGGACACGCATATACCATTCTACTAATCGTTTCACTTGACGTTCTGTGTAACCCTTTTCAGTCATACGTGATACGAAATCATCATGCTTCTGCTGGTCGTCTTTTGACTTCTTACTACCGAATGAGATTACTGGTAGTAGTTCTTCTGTGCCAGCGAACATCTTATGTTCGATAACTTCTTTCATTTTTTCGTATGCCGTCCAAGGAGGGTTGTTGCCTTCGTGCTTCGCTCTTGCTCTTAGAACCCAATTGACTACTTCGTTACGGAAGTCTTTAGGATTTGCGATACTTGCTGGCTTTTCAATCTTTTCTAGTTCTTCATTTAGAATATCTCTATCAAATAAATTTCCAGTGTCTGGGTCTTTGAAGTCAATTTTCTGTATCCAATGATCCGCATATTCTATATATCTATCAAATAAATTTTGTCCGTATTCTGAATAGCTTTCTAGGTATGCTTTTTGAATTTCATTACCTACTTGTTCTGCATACTTTACTGCTAGATGATCCTTAATAAATCCAAGTAGCTTTTGTTCATGTTCTTCTGGGAACTGTTCACGTTTGATAGCTGTTTCTAGCACATACATCAAATGCACTGGATCAGCAGCAACTTCATTTGGATCAAAGTTAAATGTTTGTGACAAAATCTTAAATGCGAAACGTGTTGACATACCTGACATGCCTTCATCTACGCCGGCACTGTCTTTATATTCTTGCATTGACTTTGCTTTTGGATCTACATCATGTAGATTTTCACCATCGTAGATACGCATCTTTGCTGCTAGTGTTGAATTTTCATGCTCTTTCAAACGTGACAGAATTGAAAACTGTGCTAACATATCAAGTGTATGTGCTGCACATTTACTATCATCGAGACCTGATGATTTAAGCATCTTGTCATAGATTGCTGTTTCTTCTGTAACTCGTAGACAGTAAGGGACTTTAACGATGTAAACACGATCCAAGAACGCTTCGTTGTTCTTGTTGTTTCTGAATGCTTCCCATTCGCTTTCGTTGGAGTGTGCAACTACTACGCCGTTAAATGGGATTGCTGAGATGCCCTCAGTGCCCATATAGTTACCTTCTTGTGTCGCTGTTAGCAGTGGGTGTAGAACTTTGATAGGAGCTTTAAACATCTCCACGAATTCCATCATACCCTGGTTACCACGACATAGACCGCCACTAAACGCATATGAGTCTGGGTCATTCTGTGAGAAGTATTCTAGTTTACGAATATCTGTCTTACCAACTAGTGACGAAATATCTTGGTTGTTATCATCGCCAGGTTCTGTCTTCATAATACCGATTTGTTTTAGTTTTGAAGGATACATTTTTACAACAGAAAACTTACTAAGGTCTCCTTCAAATTCTTCTAATCTTTTAACTGCCCATGGAGAAAGTAGACCAGACAAGTAACGAGAAGGTACACCATATTTTTCTTCAAAGTCACTTCCGAAATCTTGTGGATTAAATAATCCAAGTGGTGTTTCAAACACTGGAGATATTTCATCACCTGCTTTTAGAACATAAATAGGATGCTTTTCCATAAGTTCTTTTAGTCGCTCTGCTAGTGATGATTTACCTCCACCTACTGGTCCTAATAGATAAAGAACTTGTTTCTTTTCCTCTAGTCCCTGTGATGAATGTCTGAAGTATGCTACTAATCTTTCAATTGCTTCTTCCATACCATAGAAATCCTTGAAAGCAGGATATACTTTAATTGTTCTGTTTAGAAAAATTCTACTAAGTCTAGGATCTGAACTTGTATCTACAACTTCCGGCTCACCGATTGCATCTAGCATTCTTTCTGCAGCGGTTGCGTATGCTAATTTATCTTCTTTACAAAGATCAAGATAGTCTGTCAGTGACATTTCATCTTCTTTTTTACTAGCATAAATTTTGTTAAACTTTTTTAAAACACTCATTTTGCTCTAGTTCTCCGTCGTTTTTTATATACTATTACTTATCATTTTTCTACGAATATGTTTTTAACATTTCCTTTAAATATATAGTGGCCCACGTGATCTAAGTTAACTAGTGGATCTAACCATACCTCACCGCCCAATGCCTGCCAGCGGCGACAGAACGCATAATCTTCTGACAAAAATCTTTTTGTTTCAGGCTCATGCATTGTATCGAAAAAGAGATAAGTCCATTTTTCAAATTCTGGATCTAAATGTAAATCATTATTGAAGTATAACTCAGGATATGATTCAATCATTTTTTCAATTACTGAACGTTTTATCAGCATAAATCCAGTTGCTGCGTCTTTTAACTCTACTAATCCATTTGTAAACTGTACACCTTTATCTGTTTCATTATCTATAAATTTGAAATTTAAAGCATAGTTTGCACCGTGCGATGCTAACATGTCAGTATCAACTTCTGGATCGTTTGTTATTGTTTTTTTGATATGTTTCCAACCTATATCTTTTTTAGGATATGCACCCACGATAATATCTTTATCATGTTGTAACATATGTAAAATATCTAAAGCATCAAAATTAATATCTGCGTCAATAAACATTAAATGCGTTGCGTTTGGATTTGCCATCATATAAGCAACCATGTGACAGCGGGCCCTTGATACAAGAGACTCGTTTGCTGATGTTGTTACTGAATATGGGATTTGATACTTTGTGAACATCATATGCGCTCTACTCCAAGAGCGAAAAAATGGTTCAGTTATTTGTCCACCGTAGCATGGTGTACAATAATGTACATGCGTATTTTTAATAAATTCTAAATCAATTTCTTTTCTAAATTGTTTTAGATTTTCTATTATCTGTTGGCTCAATCTTACTTCCACTTCAATGTGTTTATACTACTAGATAATAATAGGATCTGGTCCCAAAGTCAAGACTTTTCCTCTTCTTTATCATCTTTTTTATTAACGTCTGAAGTTTTCGCTTGTCCCCAATTTGGATTTGCTAACCAAGATTTAGCTGCACGGGATGATGGGGGTGTAACCAAAAATTTGTCAATTGACTTTTCAACATTTTTGAAATTTTCAGCACGTTCAGGATCTTCTAAGCCGCCACTGTTATCTATAACGTGGAAGTTAGCTGCGCCAAATATTTGTTGAAATTTCATAAGATTATCTTGTACGGTACGCCACATCTTAGTAACCATTTCAGAAGGTATACTTCTAGGGCGCTGTAAATTTCTATCTTGTGCTACTTCTTCGCTTGTGTTTACAAATAGCATCATTGTATCATAACCTAGTGCTTTTAGTTTTTCATTAGCTTTTGATACTTTAGCAACATCTTTGCCAGTGCCGTCAATGATCATTCCAAGTCTACCATCAATATAAACATGCTCTTTACCTTTTGTTAACTCTTTAGCACGATTACGTGTAGCTTGTCCAGCATCACTACCAATGGTTTCTGGATCTAATGGCATATCTTGTTTTTTCATAAGATATTCAAATATATCATCGCTGTTTACAGTTTTAAGTCCTGTACCAGATAATAGTTTAGATGCGACAAATGATTTTCCACTTCCAGGTCCGCCTGCCATAAATACTGCTTTGAAAATATGAGGATCGTTTGGACCCTCTTCCAGTGGACTTATAATATCATTGACTTTCATGGTAAAACTCCAATTAATTTATAGTATTTATCATTCGCCGTTATAAATGGCTTGTGCTTTAATTGAGTTCCAAGACCTAATCTCATTATCTACTTTTAGTCTTAAAGATTTTAATATCTTATCTTGTTTTGGATATATATCATCTCTGTATAAAACTTTTAATTCTTGTTCTTTAGCACTATCCAAATCCCCACCAGGTGTAGTATATCTCATTTCTTCTACACGATTACGTAATGATCTAGCTTCACGCTCTAGGTTCATAAGATTTTCTTCAATAATTCTGGATTGTCTTTTTTGACTTTCATCACGGAATTTTGCTTGATCCAAATATCTTTGTATCTCTTTATATGTAACTTGTGCGTCTGAACGTATTTCCATCATTCTTGGGAATATTTCATTTCTCCACGATTTAACTGCTCCTGAATTTACAGTAATTGGAATTAACTGCCTATCTTTGTTATCAAAAGATGGTATACTTAAATCAGTATCTATAATTTTTGCTAAACGTGTCGCTGATGAAATAGCAGGATTCATTGCGTCATTTAGCGATGCTGCTAAATCGCTTAACGCATTTTGATTTAGTGAACCTCTATCAAGACCACTTAAAGTATCAATGCTAGGAGGTGATTCCAACTCTGGAACTTCTAATCTACTAGGCAAATCTTGTCTCAATCTTTCAATAATAGAATTATTAGCTGATACAGAGTTACTTCCAGTTACTGGCTTTTCTACTATTTTTGTCTGTCCATCTGAACCGATAACTGTTTCAAAGTTAGATGTAAATATACCAGACAGATCATCAAACAAGTCAAATAGATAAGCATTTATAGGTTGATATATACCTGCTAGTGAACTAAACGGTGACTGTGGGACACCAGAACTTTTACTTGCTTTATCTTTTGCTTCTGCCATGCGCATATTCACAGCATTTTTATTTGCTCTTGGATCTGTTTCTGTTGGTATTACAAATCTAGGTGTAGGTACTGCTAACGGCGCATTAAGTAAATTCGCCGCTGATTTTAGTTCATCTGAGCCAGTGTTCAATAGTACTGCTAATTTACAAGGATCTAACATAGCACCAGCCATTGCGATTGATTTTAGCTTACTAGTAATTTGATCCATCATATTAGAAAGACCTGCGATTTCTCCAGCAATCTGGTTAGTTATACTTGATATAGCATTAAGAGCACCTGATGCTAAACCGCCTAATGTACCTAGTGTTGCTCCTAGACCACCTAATGCGCTATTAACAATACTAGACAAACCACTAATAATGTTACTAATGTTATCTGATATACCACCAACTAAACCATTGATTATACCCGATAAACCATTTTTTACTGTATCAAAGAAACCTAAAATCCCGGTGCCTTCCAGTATATTCATAATAGAATTCCCAGCATTATTAAGAAGATCAAATGCACCATCAAATGCACCTGACATAATGCCCATTAGTTCATTGAAAAGAGAACAACTAGTATCACGCTCCCCGAACTGTGCGTTTAAACCTGCTAGTGTGTCTGCGTCTTCTAATGTTTGTGGCAAATCTAGTATTTGATTTTCAGTATGGGATTTTAAACTATTAAACATATCAATAGCAAGACCGCCAATTATGGCACCTTTTAAAATATCATCAAATTTAACACCTGTATTACTAAGAACTGCTGCTAAAATTGTACTTTTTGTTAGACTGCTTCCGCCTAAATTTGTATCTGACAATAAATTGAATACAATATTAGTATCACTAAGAGCAGACACTCCTGGGTGAGCAGAATATGTTGTATAGTTAGCAATCCCGTTAGAAGCAACTGATAGGTATGGATTACTGAAATTATTTGATGCTATCTCACTTGAAATTATACCTAGAGCTTTTTGTCTATTAAATTGCTCTTCAGTTGCATTTAAGTCAGCTAACGTAGATGGGTCTAGACCAATATTATTCGATTGATCATAATATGATACTGGAGTGTTTACTGCTTCGCCTAAACTTTCAAGTATCGCAGAGTCAGACGTAGGAGTGTTGGTTGATGTTAAAGCACCACCTCCTTTTCTTATAAACTCCTGGTATAGTCTTTCAAACTCTGCTTCGCTCATCTTTTTATCCGTTAGCTATTACGTTACTCGATCCACTTGCTACACGAATGCCGCAACTAAATGAATCGTTTATTCTTCCTAATGGTCGACCATTTACATACACGTTCGGTGAACCCGCTGCCAATGGTGTTGTGTGTGGTATACAAATGATACCGGTTGGTGTAGAATGCGGCACACCGTGTGGTGTATCTCTGTCACCTTTTCTAAAAGCCAACTTACCATTAATAATCACATTTTCAGAACCAATAGAACATTGTCCAGGTCCGCAGGGATTGTGTGCTGTAGTTCTATCTGTTGTTCTCGCTGCTCCTGGCATCAATCTTCCTGTTCTGATTTTTCTAATTCATCAAATTCTTCTATCGCTTGCTTGATAACTTCTTTGTAATTATCAGCATGTCCTTGCCAGGTTTTCATAGATGAAATTATTGTTGATTTATTAATAATTATGTCGCTATTAGATTTCCCAGTCACTGAAAACGGAATGAAATTATAACCGCCTTCTGGGTTACCATCTGATGGTGGATTAGGAATAATATGCGCAGGACAATTTAGTGTAATTGTGTTTTCATCTTCTGATACAAACACACCTAAGGTCTCTGGCATACTAGGCATAACTACTGTGACTACATCGCCTTCTTTATATTTCTTTTCTACAAGCATTATATACTCCTGTTTTATACTGTATTTATTTCTTTATTATATACTAAGTTATTTTTTATCTCTGAATTTTAGAGTTTCTAGTATAAAATCTTGTGAATGACGCTCTATTACATTTAAATCATCTTTAACGTCTTCATACTTTTCAAGTTTACCACTGCGTCTATTTAATACATATCCGTCAACAACACATATCAAATATATGTCGCCATGTAGCAAATCATGTACTAATAATAATTCTGGATTTTTATTTGAATGTGAATGATGTACTGTATAAAAACAACCTAAACCATTACCGCTATTTGTGTAAAACTCTTCGTTAATATATTCCCAAACATCAGGCCAAGTTTTTGGATTATCATAGTCAAATCCTTGAGCATGATAATCCAATTGTTTCCACCAGTCTATGACTTCTTGTAAGTTTTTTTCTGTAAAGTTATTTTTAACTTTCAGACGTAATTGACGCCACTCATAAAGTAGCGTAGATTTGTCTTTCATTTACATTGACCATCTTTTTACTGTGTAACTAATTTCTGTAGTCCATCCTGAATCTTGTGTAAAATATATTTGTAAGTCATTGCCTAATTCTGCTACAGAATCAAGATTTACTTGTTGCGTTTCAGATAAGAATGTTGTCACATCCCAATTTGGATCTGAGTTTTCACAAATAACATCATCTCCAACTTGTATTGTTCTGACATTATCAATTGAATTCATAACTGTTTCTAAGTAGTTATCAATTCTAAACTTTTCATCATTTCTAATACGAACAACATCTTGTCTTTTCACATCAAACTGTATATTAGAAAATTCTGTTTCTGGATACATTGCAGCAAACCCATCATTATTAAAGTCTTGCCAGAATTCAGTATGGTCATCTGTTAGTTTGGCTTGTGAAATACCATGTGGCCATCCGTTAATAACTTTAAGTTGTCCAGTACGTAAGAACTGTCTACTTGGACTTTTTTGTATTAGCGAATAATCAACAAAGAATGTTGTGTTTACATCATAAAGATATCTTAAGAATATACCAGTTTCTTCACTGTATACCTTTTTAAATAAACTAGAACGTCTACCAGTATGATGTGATAATGCTGATAGATGCTGGTCTGCGAATAACTGATTATATGAGTTTTCTGTGATTACTTCGACATTTCTGCGAGAACGAGCATAATATGGTGCTTCAAACTCAGGAACATCAACGTGTTCTACAAATACAGTATCTGCAAAATCAACTTGTTCTGGTGATCCTACACGTTCTTTTGTATAATATAATGATCTGTGTAGATTGTTATATTCATAATCTGTAAAACTTAGATGACCTTCCCAGTCTCTTTCTCTGATTGTGATTGTCGCCGTCCCGCCTTCTACATCTGGTTTACCATACATTAACTGTTGTGGTAGCATATCTTGTAGAGCAATTTTTTCAGTTAAAAATATAGGAATAAATGTATCATTATATCTGAAATACTGATTTACTTCTTCAATAGACATACCATCTACACTTTGTCCTTCCGGTATAGAAGCAAGTCTCGGTTCAAGTGAATCAAACTCTGAGATTATAAGTTTTAAACTTTGTTGTAAGTCTCTACTATAGTCTACATAATAGTCACCGACTACTAACGGATCACCATTACTTCTTTGATCTGGCTTCTCAATAGGTGTTGGTATTAAATCTTGTGTGTCTATATCAGTTGTATGGAATTGGAAGTCTTCTAAGTTATAAAAATATTTTACTATGACTTCATCTCTACCATTAATCAGTGTTTCGTCTGCTAAGTAAATATCACCATGTACTAACGGTTCGCCGCTATAACCATACATACCAACATCAAAATACCAGAATATTAAATTTGGACTTGTTGCTGGATCAATAATAGAAGCATGGTCATAGACAAATGTTACTTCATCTTCTGTACCTTTGAATTTTGTAATCGTTACTTCCCATCTACCGTTTGAATCGAATTCAAATGCATCAACTAAGTTGTCTGCTAGATGGTGCGTTGTACTATTGTTAACGATAGTCGCTTCGCCGGTTGCGTTATGCTCTTTACCAAGTAAACTCCAACCCCAATTTTTCTTTTTCCAATAACGAACTGCGCCGTCACCAATAACAACTGAAACATCGCCTACGATTCCTTCAGCATCTAATGGTTTAACCATATCTCCTGTATAGTCAACATCAGCATTGACTGGCTCGGTAGAACCTGCATCATGTACATTGTCTACTACATGGTGTACCCATTCCGTTCCGTCCCATTCAAACAATCCCCATTCAGATTTATTCATATTATAAAAGTCACGTTGCGGTGCGATGTCTTGCGCAAAAATAGGAGTATTATGGCGTAAATATACAGTTACATCTGTTATGTCTCTGATAGGGTCATATGATGTTGAAACAACAGAACCTTGTGTGTAATCTTCAACGTCAACTACTTCTAAAACTTCACCGTCGCCATTTAATGGACCAACGCCAGTAGCAGTAAACTTCACATTGACTTTGTTTTCTTCAGCACCTAGTAATGTGTAATCAGTATTACCCACTACTTTAATTACATAAGTTTTGCCTTTATCTATTTCAGATGATTTAACTCTGTCATCAGCATAGATAAACTGTTTTAAATAAACAATCTCACCAGGTGTAAATTCGACTTCACCATCCCACTCTACATTCTGTAGATAAAAATGCATAGCATTTATCATAACATCTACATCGGGGACACCTCTTATAACTAAGTCTTCGTCAACCTTTAAACCTAGATGCTGATATGGGTTATCAGAACTATCTAACCATGTTTGAATAATAGCATGTGCGTTGGCAAATACATCGAATTGTACTTCATCAATAGACTCATCAATACCAACAAATAATTGATTGGTATCAGTGGTGAAACCCATTTCACCTGTATCTAATGTGTTCACACCAATGTGTTCACGTAACCCACGTCTTAATAGAATTTTTACGTTTGTTGTCGCCATCATGTAACTCCTAATTACATGTATTTATCAAAATATGCTTGAACCTTCTCCGCCCATTCTAACGAATATTTTTCAAACTCTTCTCCTTCAACGACAAACTCCTGATAATTTCCTAGATTATCTGCTTCTGCATCCCAACCAATCATCATAATGACAATCGTTTTAATATCAGTTCCATATAATTCATTATGTGCTGCTGCGTATGCCGCACCCTGTAGAAAGTAATCATCGATCCATTCACGTTTCTTTGGCTTGCGTGTAGTCTTAAAGTCAATGATAGCAGGCTTACCTTTATATACACCAACACAGTCTGTTGTACCAGCATACAGTCCAGGATAGTATAGCGGAACTTCTGTTCCCCAAACTTCATCAACACTAGACAATCCTTCTCTAATAACAATGTCAGATAGTTCTTTTGCCATCTGATGAATTAGATTATTTCCGTCTGGGCGACTTTCTTCAAGTATGAATTTTTCTAAATGTAAGTGAACTTGTGTACCAATACCAGTAGCAAGTCTCATAATTCGATCCGCTTCTTCATCACCAACACGCTTTCGCCATTCGTGTAGTGCTGTCTTATCTTTTAACGCACTTAAAACAGTTGTAACGCTTGGTAATGGTTTGCCCCCTGGCGTTTGATAGTGACGGGAACCGTTCACGTTCACTCGCTCCAGGGGGCTATATGTATAAGTTTCTTTTAGCATACACATAGTATACTATATTTTAAAATGAATTACAAGTGTTTTGTTAATTCTTCAATCATTTTTGCTTTTGTATGTCTGCGGTCTAGTTGAACACCTAGATTTTCTTCTGCCCATAGATCAATTTCTTTTTTAGTCATAGACATAAAATCCGGTGGATCAGGTGCAAACTGTACAGTAGCTACATGCATATCTTTTGTATCTACTACTATGGGATCCACAGAAGTAGTAACAACCAATTCTTCAGTTGCTTGAACTTTTGCTTCAGTTAGTTTCTCTATTTCAGCAGTTGCTTGTTCTAGCTTTTCTTTTACTAAACGATCATGTTCTTCTTTTTCACGTTGTACTTTAGCAAGATATTTTCTACTTTCTTTTATTTCCAATATCTCTCTGCGTTTTGCTGCTACTTCTGGAGGTAGAGCATTAAGTGGATCAGATTTTGCTGCTGCTGCTTTTTCGATAAATTTTGTCATTTCTTTTTTAGAAATAACTTCAATATCTTTATTTCCTTTAATAATAAGTGGCATGATTATATCCTCTTCTGTGTTGCTTTTTTAGCAAGTCTTTTAACTGCTTCACGTGATGTATCATCATTGCTAGAGGTTGGGGCTCCTTCTAGTTCGATGCTATCAATTGTAACATTCTGTACATATTTGCTACTACCTAATAAATCAACTAAACTTTCAGGTGTAACAGAATGTCCCAAATCTTCTAATTCACGTACCATAATATCAGTACCAATACTAGGAATACCATTGGCTTTTAAGCGAACCAAATACACATTGATATCATTCATAAGTTGCGATTTATAATTTTCGCTTAAAAGTGTAGATATTTTCATTATCTTTTTGCTCTTCCTAGTGGTTCATCTTCTGGACCAGACATTGATTCATCACCGCCCATAATATCAGATTCTATATCTGATTCCATGTCATCGGCCATATCGCCGCCTAATTCTGCATCTGTGGCTGCCATATCTGAAGCAGGAGCTTCTCCTGACAGTACTAGCACTGCGTCATTTACTGCATCTTTTGCTGAACGTGCGTTATCTAGTAGACCTGCTACTGCGCCATCTACTGATGACTTAAATGATGCTGCTACTTCAGGACCATGTGAATATGACATTTCATCTGTAAGTGGTCCTAATTGATCGTTTTGAATTTTACCTAGCTTTTCAATCATATCTTGTAGTTCGTCTACGATACCACGTGCAGCCATTGTAATTTCTGCTTCTGCCGCATCACCTTCTAGTAGTGCGTTCAGTTGGGCTAGTAGACCTTCTTCTAGCTTTTCTTTTTTCATTTTGTATTCCTTTGGTGCTTCATATGAGTTATCATACTTTGTTGTGTTAGTATCGAACTTTGGTGTTTCCGATTCTGTATATAGTGGATTAGTATCATGTGTATACGGATCAGCAGGTTTGCGTGATGTATTTTTGATAATCTTTCCTTTTTCTATATTAGAAATTTGTGCTTTATCACCAGTCAAACGCTTTGCAGTTGCTTGATCCAATCCTGCCAAAAACTTGTTGATTTTGATTTGGTTGTTAGACGCTTTGACTTTCGCCCACTCAGCATCAACATCTTCTGTTGTGTATCTCTTAGGATCCAGTTTATATCTACCTTTATCGCCTGGATTTGTTCCAGGAGTTGTGTATCTCTTAGGATCCAGTTTATCTCTACCTTTATCACGTGATTTTGTTAAATCAGGACCTGGACCTTTTTTTAAGTACTTGCGGGTATATGCGTCAGTTGCTTTCCCAATAGGATCATTTGTTTTTTCATTTGTTTTTTCTGCTTTTGCTGCATGTACTGCTTTACGCTGTGCGTCACTTTTGTACTTGCCTTCATCAGTCTTTTGCTTTTTCTTTAAATCATTCTTGCCTTTTCCATCTTCTGCATAGTCTGGAATGCCATTCTTATTTGCGTCTGGCTTCTTCTTTTCTGCTAGATGTGCTTTTAATAGAACACGAACTGTTTCAAGCATTAGCATATTTTCAATATATGCACGGTCTTGATAATCAGAACGCATTGATTTTTTCTTTTCTTCTAACGCTACTTTTGCTTCACGCAGAGATTGTAAATCGCTTTCGATTTCATAACCAAAGTTTGATTTCATATACTCATTTAGTCGAGTAGAAATCACAACTGGGTTAGTATTATAAAAAATTGTTTTTCTCATGGTATTTGCCCCAATACATAAAGTTATATTATGTATTTATCATTTAAGTTTACTTTTGGAATTTACTTTACAGACTCATATATAGATTTTATTTTAGTCTTTATACTAGCTGCTTCAGATTTTGAACGTGAAAATCTTGCTTCTAAAATATCCATTTTTGTAAAATCATTATTCTTTTTAGCTTTCTTCCAAGAGCCTTTATGCTGTAAAGCATCAAAGTACGATTGTTCAAATAGAGCATTTGTTGCCATAACTTTTGTTATTTCTGGCGAGTTGATTTTCTTTCCTTCGTTGAGATATTTTGTGATAACGAATGCACTTTCATATAGGCATAAGCCTTCAAATAAAGTATCGTTTGTACGGCTATCTCTAATGTCATAATACCCATCGTCAGTTTTCTCCACAGAAAATAATCCTACTTTCACGCCGTTTGGAGTCTTAACTGACTCATTTATTGTTGTAGCAACTTTTTTAGAAACATTTGTCGATGCCGAATTAAACGCACTTAAAATGTTTTCCATTGCTTTAATATCTGCTTCTTTCACACCTGGTGAAGTATCAATAATACCAGCATCCTCTCTCGCTTGTCTTTCAGTAGCCGCTTGTTGCTGAACACCGCTCTTGTCTCCGTTAAGTGCTTTCATTATGTTCGCCATAGCGTCTACATCTTTTCTGCTAGGTGCTGTCATTTCTTCCTCCGTTAGTTTACACGATAGCCACGTATAGTTGGTACTAGAACACCCTTGTGAACTAGACCATCAACTATCACACATTCACGTTCTGATAGTTGTGTTTCATTTACATATTCGTTTTCTGAAAAGAATTTAGTAATTAAATCATTCTCTTCTTCAGTGACCATAACATATATGCCACCTAAAACTTCTGTAAGTCTCATTCAAACTCCTTATTGTTTGTTTAGCTTATTTAACAAACTTCTAAACTGTGGTGCTGTCTTAGGATCACTTGCTAATGCTCCTACAGACGATGCTTGCTGTGCCATCGCTTTTCGTTGTATAGGTGTTAATGGTTGTCCCGCACTTGCTTTATCCAATGCTGATGCCGCTTGGTTTGGAGTAACATCACCTATGTTGTTCTTTCCTAACTTTGCCATACCTTGAACTGTTTGCGCTCTTGTT